TCCATACGTGGTCCGAAATCATCTGATATTTCACCTGCTACTTTAATTCTGTAGTCATATTGCTTTGTTGATTCTGTTAGGTATTGTCCGAATGTGCTCATAATATAATATTTAGCCTTTTTTCAATAGTTTCTTCATTAATTCGTTACGGTCAGATATGATCATACCCTCCGATTCTACAGGTTCTGGCCCTGTATCACCGTCTTTGTCCAGTTTTGCTTTCTTCAGTTGTAGTTCAACCATTTTCAGTTTCTTATCTATCTTGCTAGATTTAGCATCAATGGCATTACGTAACATAGTACTTGCTACTTCAAATATACGTCCTGAATAACGAGAGTCGACATTCATTCCTAAGTCCATTAAATTCTTATACGAATCTTCTGCTTCTCCGGCCAACTTATCTAATTCTAAATCAGATAGTTCTCCTAATCCTTTTACTGCTGGCAATGATGAAGAAATCTTATCAAATTCTTTATAAGTTTTTTCAAGTGCAGATGCAGTTTGAGGATCTACATTTTTAGGTGCAGAATGTGAAGTTCCGTTATTTTTAGACTCTTTAACTTTTTCTTTTTCATCAACTTTTGCAAATGCTTCTTTAACATTTGGTAAATTGAGTATGTCTTCTAATTTCTTTGTCATTGCAATTATTTACGATTACCATTGTGGAATAATTGTTCTTCTGAAACCACTCTAAACGTAACTTTGTTCTGTTTAGCATAGGCGTTAGCGGCTTCCCACTTTGCAGTATTAACTACTACTTGCATCTGTTTTCCTCTACTTTTACCTGCTTTTTCCATTGATGATTGTGCCGCGGGTTTTACTTCAATTATTTCTGCGTGTTTACGTCCGTTTTTGTCTATGTAAACAATAAAAAAATCTGGTACATAAATTGTATACTTTCCAGATATAGGATGTCTGTAAGGAATTTTTATCGATTCACTTGCCCACTTTGCCACGTTAGGATGTTCGTCACATAATCTCATAAATGCTTGTTCCCACCCACTTCTATAGGTAGGTGTTTTAATTCCAATATATTTTTCTGGATTTTTGAGGCTATACTTTCCTCTTGCAAATCTCATAGCCATGATGCTATCCTACTATATTTCTAGATACAGAAGTTTTTGTTTTTTTAGTTTGTCTTGTTCCTAAACGACTAGATTTATATCTAGTAGAATTTAAAATCATTTGTGTTACTTCGGATAATTCAACCGGGTTTGCATTTCCTAATTTTTCAATAACTTGTTGCGGATTTACTTCATCAATCTTTGCTTGTCTTAAAATAATGTATGATAACTGTTCTGCTGAAGCACGTTCAAAACCTCTTTTAACAAAAAAAGCAATCGCTGTATCATAATCGCCAACGTTAAATTCAAAAGCACCTTCGTCGTCATGTGATAATGTTTTCATAGTTTGTTTTAGTTTGTCTTCATCTGCAGACGGTAAATTTGAATAAAAATTATTTGCCATTATACACTTTGACTTTCTGTTGAGATAGATACATCAGAAGAGTTTCTATCGATTGTAATATATCCTTCATTAACAAGTTTTGTAATATTTGAAGTTGCTTTATTATTGTAAACATTTTTTATACTATCAGATGCAGAAGCATATTCAACATCACTTTCAGCAACTGTTAAACCTTTTCTACTTCCAACGTCTTTGTAATACATATTTGATGCAATTTGATTTTTTATATTAGGATTGTTTGAAACAATATCAAAACTTTCACTAGGTGTTAGATATACTTCTGTGTTTAATGTAGAATTATGTACAACTGTGTTGTCGTTATTGTTTCCGTCTATTAATCCTTTTGCCGCGGCAATAGTTGTTCCTGCTAATACTGCCGTAGTTGCCGCATTACCTATTGAAAAGTCTCCAATTGGGTTAGCAATAGTTCCAGCAGATTCTCCTATTTTTCCTATTTCGTCTTTTACTATTCCGCCTAGTTCTTCTTTTAACTTTCCTTTAACATTTTTTATTTTTCTAGCATTGTTGTATGTGTTAATTCCTTTTAGAATTGTACCTAATCCAACTCTACCATTTTGAACATCACCCATCACTGAGCCTATTCCGTCGACAATACCACCAGGTCCAAAAATAGAACTAGTGCCTCCACCTAAAACAGACAACGGTGATGGTGAATGATCGTAATGTAAACTAGCAAATCCTGGTACTCCACCGCCTTTAACTAGTCCTGTGTTATATAAAACTGTTTCATAAAAAACTTGCATTGTATTTTGTAATAATCCTTGGCCATCTGCTTGGTCTAATGTGTCATGTGCAAATGATCCAACAACAGGATTTATTAAACTGAAAGATGTAAATCTTTGTTTGTGCAAAACAAAAATATCAATACCTCTTAAAAAAGGTTTTTTTCTTTTTGTTGCAGTATCCATACCAAACTGTGTTGTAGTAAGTTTAGCATCGTATTGTGTATCTTTATTTTGAGTACGCATAGCAGGATTTGTAGTTATTGAATCTGCTATATGATGTTCGTAGTATGTTTTCCAGAATGCATTTACAGTATCGGCATTGTCATCATGAAAAGTTACATTAACAGGTTCATAACCTATTCTTGTTGCAAGATACATTTTTTTATTATATTGAATTTTTTCATCAACGTTCATGTTATATTTTGGCAAATCAATTGCCTTAACTAACATATTCAATTCTAATTTTTCGTTATTAGAAAAAGGTTTTGATACACCAGTAACTCCCCAATCACAATCAAAAACAACATGGTAAAGATATTTGTGTTTTGGTGCTAATTTAAAATTATCATCAAAATATAATCTAGATGCGTGACGGTAATCCTTCATTCCTGGAAGGCCGTCTGAGAATCCTTTTAAAAAATTATTGATACTTGGCATACACTTGTATTTATAGTCACAAAAAAAGCGTCTTTAAAGACGCTTTTTCCTTATTCGGGAGGCCGAATGTAATTTATAATGCTACTCTAATTCTATGCGACCGTTATTGACGATGCCGCTACACAGTCTGAACCTGTAACATTAATGTTATTTGGTCCTACTGCTGTTCCTAAATTTCTTACTCTTTGCTGAATATCCGCCGCGTTGTGATTCTTATCCATTACTATATGAATAATACCTGAGTTGTCATTAACAACGAAGTACATTAAAGGATTTAATTCACCAATAATTTCTTCTACTGCTTCGTCAACTGCGTCGTCTTCTGCTCTTAAATCTATATTTGCGTTAGAGGCATTTTGTACAGTTAGTTTAAAACCATTTGCACCGTGACTGTAAAGAGTTCCTGCTGTTACTCCTAAACCAAATATTCTAGTTTGACCTGCCATTTTCTATACTCCTAACTTTATTGTCCACCACCAGTAGCAAGTGTACCAAGTGTTCTTGTTACAGCACTTCCAATTCCAGTACCTTGTGGTGTTTGTATTGCGTTGTCATATCTAATGTTCAACGTAATAGTTGCTGGATCTGAAGTGTTATATGCTAATGTGTTGTAGTTAACTGATTCTATGTAAGCGCCGTATAACTCAAATGTTTCTAAAACAGTTGGTTCTGCCGCACCTTGTCCACCATCAAGAACTTCTGTTCTTGCAGTAAATTTGTAATCAATGCCTGATGCCGCACTCGCTTGTTCAAAGAAGTCAAATTGTTTTTGTATCTGTTCACCAACAAGTTTAGATACCGCATTGTTTACATCGTCTCTTAAATTCAATGTAATTGGGTTCCAAGTATGTTTACCTGCCATGTAAACTCTTGAGTTGTACACGTCTAAAGTAATTTGGTCAAAAGATAAATCTGGTCTTGTAACATCAACAACCTGTTTTGTTAGTTCGGATCTAGGTGTTGATACTCCAAAGTTTTCCAAAATAACTCTAAAACGATACTGTAATTTCGGCATTAACAGACCTTGTGACTGAGCACTTTGGTCGTTTGCTAAAGGTACTGTAAATTTTGATAATGTTGATATTGACATAGTTTCTCTCTCCTATTTATCTAAAAAATTAAGACCCTAATTTTCCGATTTCTCCTGTGTTTTTAATTCTTAATGGTATGTAAATAAATTCAACTGATTTAACTGGTTCAATTGCTATATCAACATACAATTCGTTTCTGTCTATTCTAGTTGATGTGTTGTTTGTTTCATCACAAACTACTAGGAAGTCATAAACTGCTCTTTGGCCTGCTAGTTCTAGTAAGAATGATTCAATTGCTTGTTTAATTTCGTTTCTAGTAATTGTATCATTTGGTTCAAAAATAAACGGTTTACCAATTCTCTCTAATTGAGTTCTTAAGTAAACTGTTAATCTAGCAACGTTTATTCTATCAAGTGCTGAAGTTGAACTTGCCGCAACTTTAGTTAAGTTACCGTAGTTCATAATTCCTGCGCCTGAGAAGAAAGTAATTGGATTGATTTTTG